TTCTTAGTCCTTTCTAAAATTCGTTTTCTTCTTCTCTTTCAAATGGTAATCCTAAATAGTCGATTACAATTCGATCAAGATGTTCATAAAATAACTCGTCATCGTCATGCTCTGTTGATAACTTACCAATCTCATTAATTACTAATGATAGTCTGTGCTTGCCGAACTGGAAGTGTTCATTAAGCACATGACACACCAACTTTAGCAGTCTTCTTGTGACTTGAGCCATTTTCTTCTCAATAACTTCATCCGTCATTTTATCAATTTCGGCTAAAGCTCTCTTCTGCTGGTTCTTACTTAGAACCGATACTCTTGCTTTCATTTTTATACACTCCTGATTTTAATTAAATGGTTGTTGTTCTGAACTTATTTGTTCAGCAATTTCTTCTTCATCTGTTAGTGGGTCCAATTCGTTCGATACTTTATTGATATAAAACTCAACAAATCTAACACTTCTGTTCTCAAACCAAGAAGTCCGAGAATAAGTTATCTTGCCATTTTTCTCTCTTGTAACATTGATAAGTTCTTCATCAGCTAAGTATCTTAATGTTTTTCGTGGTGAATATCCTGCTTTCGTAAGTGCTTGATTAAACATAGACGGCAGTATGTAACAGATGCCATTGTCAATCTTGCCAAGGCAAGTACCTATAACATTCGTTCCAAAACAGTCTCTATTAGATATAATCCAGTCGATAATAAACTGCTTAGCTGCTTCATTAACATCAACAGAACCTGATGTCATCTGTTCATTCATTATGTTATAAGCCATTTCATAAGCTTTAACGAATGAGTCTTCCAACAATTCATCAGATTTATTAAATATCCAAGAATCAATTAGATAGTCAGCAATAGCTATCAATGCTATGTCTGATAAATGAGCACCATTGCAGCTATCAAATTCACTTAATTCTTCTTGCATGTAATTAAACTTGTTTTTTAGTTCCTTTAAATCTAATTTAACAAGTCTTTGCATGAAATAAGGTCCTGCAACGCCGTGATATTCAGCAGTATCTTTGTGCATTTTTGAAGCTTCAATTTCGTTCTCAAATGGACCACCATAAATTTCAACTGTTCTTGTTGATACACCACTTTGAGTAGTGTCCAGAGAAATTGGTTCTTCACCGGTCATCATTGCTATCGTCTTCCATTTGCTGACTTGTTGAAGCCCACCGGTCTTGCTACCTCTACCTTTGCCAATTTCTGAACTAAGCATGTAAATAAATTTCTCTAGCAAATTTTGATTGTTGTTGCCGGCAAGCTGTCGTTCATCAATGCCAAGAGGCAAGTCACAGAAAAATTCGGCCATATGTTCCAGCGCAACTTGGGTGATGTTGAAATTCACCATCAGCCTTTCAGGGTTGCCCCAAGCAGACAAAGCTGACTTAAGTGCTGCCGTCTTACCACCTTTTGAATTACCCCAATTATATACAGTGAAAGTCCTTTGCTTTAATAGCCTTAAAAGTGGTGTAGCAAACGCTGTAGCTAAGATAAACCTAAACTTATATCTATCCCTATATGGACTAACCATATCAATCCATTCTTCAAGCGTTCCACTTTGCTCAAAGGCATCAGCCCAAGTTTGCAGCTGCGGGTCAACATCCAAAACATATTCACTATCCATAGCACCGGGTAAGAACTGATTTTCGTCCTGCCATCCAAAAGTAGAAGTGGTAGAGCACTTAGTAATAATGTCCATGTTACAAGCTTCAAGTGCTGATAAGAATGCAACAACTTTTTTTGCATTTTCGGAAGTGACGGTACATCCTAAATCTGATAAGACAGTTATATTTTTAGATTGAAATATGGTGGAACGGTTAAAAATAGCAGTATGCCATTTTCTGTCTCTTTTAAATGCAATTTCAATTTTTTCTGAATAACTTTTTAAACTTTGAAGTCTTCTAGTAATCAAAATTGGTGTTCTGCAGATTAAGTTCGGTATGTTATCTTTATAATTGAATATTCCTTCATCAGAATATTTAAAGCCTTCAGGTTGTCTTAATTGAATTGGTGCATCATCAATTACTGTTGGAATTGTTGATTTAGCATCATATATATCTACTTTAATGGCATTAGAAATAGCTTGATGTATCTGTTGATTAGCAATATCTTTACCATTCTTAAGATATAATTCGGAAGGGTCCTTTACTCCAAATTGACTGCAGCTGAATGAATAGACTTCGCCATCAAAGTTGCCTTCACGGAGCTTATTACACATTTGGTTGTAGAAGGTGTCACCGCCTTGGTCAGGTTCAACATGGATATATAATTTAAGCCTACCTAGTTTTTTGCAAAATTCTGTTTTAAATAAGTTCGCGCCGGGAATGCCTATTGCAGCAAATCTAAGATACCATAATGTCTGAGTGTCTGATTCGCCTTCAACCAGTATCGCATATCCTGCCTTCTCTAACTGAGGCAACCTCCATTCTCCATACATTCCTATTTTGCCAGCAGAACCATATTTCCAGCGGAATTCTTTGTTAGCGTATCTCTTACGATAAGTAACTTCGTTACCATTGCTATCGTAATAAGGTTCCTTAAGATATGTAGTCCCGGTTCTTCTATCTTTTTCTGTCGATAGTCTGCAATTATCGACAAGCCAATCAGCAGGAATTTTCTTCTGCAAAGAATATTCCTCTAATGTGAATGGCTTAGGTCCTTTATTCTCACTGTTATCTTTTTTTGCTTCCTTTTTGTCGTCTTGATGTTCAAGTTGTATGTTGTGTTCTTCGCATATAGCTTTAAAGGCATCAGATGTACTAAGCTTATTCATCTCAGCGTAGAAGTTGATGAAGTTACCACTTTCGCCGCAAGCAAAGCAATTATATTTTCCTGACTTAAGGTCAATAGAAAAACTTGCATTCTTATCATCGTGAAAAGGACAGAGGCAAGTCATTCTGTTACCTACGACCTTAGGCTTTTCAACATACTTTCTATATTCGTTTTCATAGTCCATATATCTATCAATGTCTATATTATTAGGAAGCATTATTACACCACTTTTCCGTCACGCAGTAGAATTAACTACTGCGTGATTTCTCTTTCTTTTTTTAATTAGGCAAAAGGATTGCCTGAGTTATTGTTATCAATATTATCGAATTCTACATATCTATCAATTTCATTCTGAACTGATGGTACAGGTGTTGTTGGAATTGGAGCCTTAGCTTGAACTGGTGGAGCCTGAACCGGTGTAGGTAGTTGTTCCTTGGTTGGTTCATTAACTGCAGCAGGTTCTTCTGAATATTGTATTTTGTCATCAGCAACAATGCTCTCTGACTGAGCAATACTCTTGACTGACTCTTTAACTGCTTGAATTTTCTCTTTTTCCTCTTTGTTAAGAGGACCAAGATTTTCGAACACAGTCTTGCTATACTTAATTCCACCTTTATTACTATCAGTTTTAAGTGTAATCTTAGTAACGATGTCTGATGCCTTATATCCTTTTAGCAAAACTTTTTTGCCGAGATAATTTCTAAAGGAATTAAGCGAAGTAGGTGGAAGATTAAGCAGTAGCGGAATTGGATTGCCGTTCCTCATAATGTAGCAACGGTGAACATTTTTACAAGCTTTACCACCATTCTGAGTTGAACCATACTGATTCAGTGGACAAGTAGCACAGTTAATTACTTCGCCAGTCTTGCGATTAATGCCAGTCTTACCGTCCATAGATGAGCAAAGAGGGTCTTCGATAGCACCACTGTATTCGTTTACCCAATAAGCATTTGCTGCATGGTGATAGACGATAACGCCGGTAATTTCATTAACACTCTCAGTATCGTCACCATCTTCTGTTGGAATTTCGAATGTTTTAGCTCCGCCACTTGGAATTTTAACTCTGTCGAATGGGATAGTGCCAAGACCATCAAGTTCTTCTGCTATATCCTCAGATGATAGCGCCTGACCCATTGGCATAATTTTGAATTTGTCTGCGACAGATAATGCTGTTGTTTCTGATTTCTTTGTTGTTGCCATATTTATTCTCCTTATTTATTCAAATTCTTCTGCTTCTTCAAGTTCAAAACCACTTTCAGTTTCTAACTCTTCAGCAGAATTTTCACTTTCACTATTGTCATTAGCCTCTTCATCGGCATCCTCAACTTCTTCAGTTTCAACAAAAAGAGAAGGATTTTCGCTTTCAAGTTCGTAAAAATCCATAATTGCTTTCTTACTGAATGTTGAAAGTATTACTGCATCTCGAATCAAATCTTCCGATGAAGAAAAAATTGAAGATAAAGCATTAACTACATCAGCAGCTTTGCTATCGTCCTCTGGCAGAATATTCAAGAATTTTGCCATATCTGTTTTTAGTGACTTGAACTTGCCACTAGTAATTGCAAATTTCTCACTTAGAATGCCATAAGCTTCGTGTTTACTTCGAATGATTACATCATCAGAAATGCAGTAATCAACTGCATTTCCAATTAACTCACTAATGTCATAGTCAAGCTTAGCTTCATTCTTTAATCTTAAATCAATCTTTAACTGTTGTTCCATATTGGTCTCCTTTATTTGTTAAATTCTTCTACCGAAAATAGAAGCTTAAATTTACTTCCATCACTAGCTAGTGATGATGCTTCTTTTATGTACTTCTCAGCAAATGCTGAAATATGAATTGCAGAAATGATTAAGTCTCTTGCCACTGATGACATCATTGACATAGAACCTAAGATTTCTTCAATGTTTTCTTCCCTTACAATGCTCTGCCAACATTCAGCTTTTTCTTCCTGCAAAGAGTTGAAACTATCTGATAAGTAAGATAGTTCTTTAGCAATTACTCCATAAGCTTCAATTTCAGAGTTAAAAGGTTCCTTGTCATCTGCTGTAATATCTTGAATTTCTTTCTCAACCAAGAAATTCACACTCTGTCTATCAACCATTATTTCTTAACCACTCTTTCTTTTCTTTTGCCAATTCCAATCTTTTCATAAGTATTAATGACTTCATCTAATGCTTCCGGTAATGTACCTTGCTCACTTACTATTGCTGATAATGTACTTTGTAGAGTTCTAGCATTAACAGTTTCGACGATAATGTCACCTAAGCCATTTTCTCTAAGTACATCAAAAAAAACAAGTCCTGCATCAGCTAAGCTTTCCTCAGACTTCTTAGTGTAGCAAGTCTTTGTTTGAAGACTGTATTTGAAGCCGTTTCTACTAATAGTAGTACACTCTTCATCAATCATCATATTTGAAATCTTGCGTTCAAGAATTTCAATCTTCTCATTATTCTCTTTTGTTTCTTCTTTCAAAGAGTCCTTCTTATCAAGAAGTTCCTTGTATTCATCGACAAGGGTAAATAAGTTTTTTTGTTCTTCCATGTTTTTGTCTCCTTTTAGTCAAAATATATTTTCCAATCATCAACGATTGTTTTTGCTAAGTCTTCTTTTTTATGGAGTGCCTTCATAATAAGTTCGTCAACTGTTCCTTTAGTGGTCAAATGAATGTATGTGCAAGTATTTCTCTGACCAAT